CGGGTTGACGTTGTTTTCCACTGGGTTCCTTCCCAGTGTTAAATCCCAAAGCGTAGTCCTGCGCTAGGTAGTCGATAGATGTAGTCGCACTACTGGGGTGTTTTCTGGCCGGCCCGAGTGACCAGAATTCAAAGGACAGGCTCCATAGAAAGCCAATGGACAATGCGTGGTTATCGAATTATAGATGTATGTGGCCTAGAACCAGGCCAGGTTCGAATGCCCGGTAATCTTGCCGGGTCTGACTTCGACTCTATATCTCGAGCCACGATGTTTCTATGGGGTCACCATGTAGTTGTCCTAGGTAAGAGGATGCGTCGTAGGTTTGCTATCGAGCAACCGTAGCGAGCGTCCCGGGAGTGGCGATCCTGTTAATCGGCCAAATGGGCAGCACCACCATATAATAGTGCCAGAATGCCACACTCCAGGCCGCTAGGTAAAGGGTGTGGTATTGGAACGATAAGGCAATAGCCGAGCAGGTGCCACGCAAGCGCGTGGTTAAATGGACAATGCGCCTCAAGGGATGCCAGCCTGTACTTCATAGGAGATAGAAAACTCCACGATCAAAGCTTCTGGAGGCCACGTGTGCGCAACGTTACTCTGGGATGTACGCTTTAGCGATACCCCCGGGTTGAGCAGGCGGTTCAACACGTGTAGGCAGGAAGGAAAACCTTGGTAAACCCCAGTTGGCCAGTGAATGTGTGAGGTTCCACACAGGAGGCGTAGGCGCCAGCTTAGACACCTAGTCGGGTTGACTAATTCAGCCTTGCCCTCGACGGACCTGACCAGAACCGTCGTTTAATGAATGGTCATCGGTATAGGAAGGAAAACCTGAATAAACCCCGAGCAGAGGCCAATGACCCATGAGTGCTACTAGTGGCGAGGAAAGTGCGGGTGAAACCGTAGTGGCAGACATAGGCCGCAGCGGGAATCAACTCATGCGTGGGTTGACTTGAGTAAATCCTTGATGGGTAACGCGAACGCCTTAATGTCCATGTTGGACATGGAAGGGGGTCTCAGGACAGAGGATCAGGGTTGAATCTGGAGGTGGTATACACACTCCAGTGCGGCTTCGGCCAATTGATAATAATCCGTTTACATCCAAGTTAAAAGCCCCCACAGCCCAGGAACGGCTTCGTCCCGGAAGTAAAGCGGGCGGAAATATCCGACAATGTACATGGAACATTCATGGACTGAGTTGTTTTGGTGGTTCTTACGCAGACAACGAACCACTCACTCTGCTGCATCGAGCGCGGCAGAGGTAGGACCCAGCATCCGGGTTGGCCAAAGTGATGCCGGAACAGAGACCGATTCTCTGATAAGTCTGCTAGATATCAGGTTCGAGCCCCTCGCACAGGGAGAACTTCGATCGGAGCAGCATGTCATCTGCCCCAATGACGAGATGGTGAGGTGTGAAGACGTAGTTTGCGCAAGAGAACTGGAGCGCTTGGTACGTGTTCACGCACTACTCGACACCTGCAGGCCAGAAGCGGAGAGATTTGGCGACGCCCATGAGTATTTCGTGGAGTTAGCACTAATCCCCTGGCAATTGCGGGATGGCGGCTGTGCCTCAATTAATGAAGGGAATGCTTTAACCCCAATAATTGAGTATCCAGAGAGCAACTCCGACCTTTGTGTCGGTTCAAGGGTTGACCATAAGTCCCATATGGTCGACGCCAGTGTAGCCACGGACCCGGAAGACGACATTGCTGAAGCCATCACCAAGCACTCCCAGCAGATCAGGGAGTGGTTGGATCGTTGCCTCATCTGGAAACCCCGTTTCGATCAGGGGAAACCGGATTTGGCTCTCAGAGCCCTACTCGTCAGACGCGCAGAAAACTATCTCAAGCGCGAAGACCCGACCTGTCGCCTGAAATTGGCGAAGATCGTTGAGGGCATTCTCGAGAGCGCATGGCAACAGGATAACACGTATGTGCATTCGAAGACTCGTACACGCCCTATATTAAAAGATCTAATAGAGGCTAGCGAATACGCAGTCGTGCCGAAACCAGGATGGATCGCGTCCAAACTGGAGCACACCCGTGTCGGCCGGGCTATTAGGAGGGAATGGGCCTACCGCAGGGCCCGTTTCTCTTCCTAGGCCTGTCGTGGAGGTCCGAGGTGAGGAATGTGGGGTCCCCCTGATGGAGATTAGGGAGGACGGTGTCTACAGCGAAACTCTCGCTTACACAGAGTCAGAACAAACGGTGTGGACGCAAATAAACCCATTCCGCCAACCATATACACACAATGTCTCCATTAACAACGAGAGACTGGCAGTAATCAACCGATTGTTACGCGTGACCCCGGAGCCCACTCAGGGTTTCCCGGTCATGCGTCTAAAGGTAGCTGTCGTGGAAAAGGCCGGTAGGTGGGAAACAGCCAAGCGGATTGATGCGACGAAGACTGGCCATAGGTATGCAGCGGCTGCTGCTTCTCTGGCTTCTGAGCCCATGCAACGCATGGATTGGAAGCTAAAACTCTTTATTAAAGTTGAGAAGCACTACAAGAGCCCGGTTAAAGAGCCTAGGACTATCCAACATCGTCAGGAGCGCTATACCTTAGAACTGGCGCGCTACCTGCAACCGCTTGAAGATGCGTTCATAAGTCATTACTCCGCGCTGCGATACAACACGCAAGAAGTTTATACCACGAAGGGCCTTACCAATGAGAAAAAGGCGACCGCAATATCTGAGCATTGGGACAGGGTGGGTGTTTGGGCGTTATGCCTGGACTTCTCCCGTTTCGACTGCCATGTTACGCTGGACGCTCTCAAGGCAACGCACGCGTGGTACAAAGCTCATTATCCAGGAGACGATTATTTGTCCTGGCTCTTGAGCAAACAGGAGGAGACCAAGGGTAAAACCGCCCTTGGCACGAAGTATCGCAGGGTCGGAGGTCGCTGTAGTGGTGACATTGACACCTCGCTAGGCAATACACTGATTAACATCACGCTCTTGCGCACCATCACGGATGCGCTCATAATAGCTGAGGGTGATGATTCCATCATAATCGGTACGCCAGAGCAGGTGCTTCGGGCAAAAGCGGCACTAGATTCGGTTTCTTCGAGATTTGGCTTTAAGCTGGAAGGCGAAATAGCCTATTCCTTGGAAGAAATTGACTACTGCTCAGCCCGTGTCACCAAGTGTGGTATGGTTAGGATCTGGCCGAAACCCGTCACAACGGATGGCTGGAGCGTCAGCAAGTACCCCGACAAGGTGAAAGCTTACATTTCTAGGAGCATGGCCATATCAATGCTCTATGCCTACCACGAACAGCCTGTATACGACAAGCTTGCCCTGAATTTTTGGGCTAGAAGCAAAGAATACGCCGTGAAGCGCACATACGCTCTCAATGAGGGGATTAAGGGTGTTAATTATTCCGCCAGCTTAGAGCACGTCATCGCTCGAGCTAGGAGGGACAAGTCACCCGACACTAGGGCCAGTTTCGCAATGGCCACAGATGTCTCCCCACACGAACAGAGGGCTCTGGAACGGAAATTGGCCATTCCTTTTGTGCGAGTCGGCAGAATGGACACCGAGACTCTCGAAAGCCTCAGGAGACGCCCCAACCAGATGGGCTCACTTAGTTGAGTAGGACCACCCGAGTGGAATGCTTGTTGATTAGCAAGATCCTCCCATGCGGTAGTACCGTAAAATGCGCATAAAAGAGTGAGGGCGCAGCAGTTCCCAGGCGTTGTTGGCCTGGGTGCGACCACTGTTCCACTGCACAACATTTGCGCCATTTGGGGACCACGAAAGTCCTAATGTGAGCTGCTCGACGAGAGGCCCCTTGCCCTAAAGGGCTAGTTGACAGTAGTGTCGACACACCCCGTGCATGACCGACACGGGTTACGGACACAATACGGATAGTCCGAGTTACGGTTGCCTATGGGGGTATCACCCCAGAGGCGGGCCCG